CGGCGTTTGAGCGATATACACCCGCCGCCCGCGTAGGGCTTGGTCGAAAAACGGAGCGGAGCGACTTCCTTATAGGGGCGTTCCGCCCCGGTATTTTAGCGCGACGGCGCGCAAAGGCAGATTCTATTTGATCTGCCGTGCCTATACACCCCTGTATACATCCACTTGTTAATTAAGCGAAGCCCCTAGTTGTGTGCGAAGCAAATTCGAGTTATCCTCTCGAATTCTCCATTTCTTGTCCATAAACGCACAACTCACACTCCATCACAAATGGTCCTTTCCCCACAATTTCTAAAAAAAATTATTTGGAAATACAAAAAAAACTCATACCTTTGCGCCATGTAGAAGTTACAACTATTATTAACACTTTAAAATTTATTACGCTTATGCAGAAATTTATTATCTCAGTTAAGGACAAAAACACTGGTCGTGATGTTATCTCACCTTATGTTATCAATTCTCTCGATGGTCTTGGAGTTTATTCTGAGCGAGTATCTTCGTTGGATTTTATTGTTGTTGTGGATTCGATTAAAGAGGAAGATCATTTTGTAGATCATTTTGTTGAACTTAAAGCTCAAAGCAATGAAAAATAATAATATTTGGAAAATTTTGATTGGCGCTGTTTCTGCCGCTTTTGGTTACATCCTTAACGCTATTGGATTATGAATATTGCTCTTATGGATTTTCTTGAGCACTTGTTATATTTTAACTTGCATTTTACAGTGACAAGTGCTAAGCGTTCTGTTGTTGACAATGAGGCTGCTGGTGGTGTTCCTAACTCTCAGCATCTTTTTGGAGAGGCTATTGATATTAAACCTTATGGCTCTACTACTTATAGCCGGTTACTTAAACATATCTATAGTTACTCGGATAATACTCATACATTTGACCAGTTGATATTGTATCCTACATTCATTCATATTTCATTTGGTGACCGGAATCGTCATCAAGTAATCGATAAACGTAAGTAATTATGAAATTTTCTCCTGATTTGTTTAAGGCTGTTGATCATTGTCAGCATCGTTCTTTTATTACGAATAAGTATAATGGTGCACGCATTGCTGTAGATTGTGGTCAATGCGATTACTGTATTCATAAGAAAGCTAAAAAGGCTTCTATGCGCGTGAAGACCGCTGGAAGTGCTTTTAAGTATTCTTATTTTGTAACTCTTACTTATGATAATGAACATGTTCCCTTATTTAAATGTGAGGTTTTGGACAATGTCTACGACGATGTTTTAAATGAGTCAGGAGACATTCATTATGGTTATGAAAAACATTCGTTTGTTCCGGTATCCGAATATAGTTGCGTAGATTCATCTCAATTGCGTCATATATTTTTTACACAAGTCCAGGGTACGGTGCCATTTGACCGTACCCTGTCTAAGTATGAAGAAGTTAAGGATAATTGGTTTTTGTCTATGGATGCTATCCGTTCCTTTATTGCTAAGACGAAATCCGATTCACCTTACGGTGAAAATGGAAGGCTATCCGACAGATACGGAGATAATCTTATTCCTTTTCTGAATTATGTTGATGTTCAGAATTATATTAAGCGCTTGCGTAAACATTTATTTCAAAAACTAGGTTCTTATGAAACGTTACATTTCTACGCTGTGGGTGAGTATGGACCCGTTCATTTCCGCCCGCATTATCATCTCTTATTATTCACAAACTCGGACGAAGTCTCCCAAGTTTTACGATACTGTCATGATAAGAGTTGGAAACTCGGTCGTTCAGATTTCCAACGTTCCGCAGGTGGAGCTTGTTCATACGTTGCGAGCTACGTTAATAGCTTGTGTTCTGCTCCCTTATTATATAGATCATGCCGCGCATTTAGACCCAAATCAAGATCATCTGTTGGATTCTTTGAAAAGGGTTGCTCTTTCGTGGAGAACGAAGACCCTTATGCGCAAATTGAAAAAAAATTCGATTCTGTCGTTAATGGAAGAGTCTATAACTTCGCTGGCGTTAGTGTTCGCTCCACTCCACCCTTGTCGTATATCCGTACCTTACTGCCAAGGTTCTCGTCTGCTCGCAATGACGATGCTACTGCGATTGCTCGAATTCTTCTCGCTGTTCACCGAACGCCGCAAAGAATTGCAAAGTTCGGATTCATTGATTTCAACCAAGGCTCAATTTTGAGCCTTGTTCGGGTCTATTATCAATATCTTAAGGTTCATTCTATTCTTACTGATGATGACAAAATTATATTACATACTTCTCGGTGCCTTACTAGGTTTTGCAATAGTTCTAGCGATGTCGATATTGATTCTTATATTAATAAGTTATATCGATTGTTCTTATATGTCTATAAGTTCTTCCTTAATTGGCATCTCCCGCTTTTTGGCTCCGATATTAGCGCTTACTCCGGTCGCATTGGCTTTATTATCAAAACGGGCATAGAGTATGAGAAGAAAGCGGATTATGAAAGTTTACGAAATGCATATGATCTTCGATCCCAGTATCCAGAGCTCTCGGATTGTATGTTTGCGTTGCCTCAGAACGGGCAAGAGATGGATGTCCTGCAAGCCGTATCAAGTGAAACTGTTCAACTCCTTGAACAACTTCGGTACCGTAGTTCGACATTCTGTCGTGATATGACCAAGCACAAGCGGCTTAATGATGCTAATGGTATTTTTAACCGTATGGTTTGATTTAAATATTAATTAATTATGAGTGATTTTAATCCTTTAGACCGAGCTAAGATTTCTACCCATCGGTCTTCTTTCGATCTGAGTTCGAAAAAATTGTTTACCGCCAAAGTTGGTGAGATTCTCCCTTGCTATTGGCAGATTGCTATTCCCGATAATACGTATCGTATTTCTTCTGATTGGTTTACCCGTACTGTCCCGGTGAATACGGCGGCTTATACCCGTATTAAGGAGTATTATGATTTCTACGCTGTGCCGTTACGTTTAATTTCTCGTGCGCTACCGCAGGCATTTACGCAAATGTCGGATTATATGACTAGTGCTGCTAGTAATATTTCTAATACAGAACAGTTGCTTAATGTTCCGTACGCTCCTCTTGGTAATATTTCTGGTGAAATTCGCAATAGAACGGCTTCTGGTACTTTGGATGATGCTGGATTTGGATTTGCTTATGGATCTTGTAAGGTATTGGATATGCTTGGTTATGGCTCGTTTATTGGTTCTTCGAATGACAAGAAAGCCGAAATTACTAGACAGTATCTTGGTCTTAATACCACTTCATTGTCTGATGGTCAGAACCCTCTTATTTATGGCACTAGTGTTAATTTGAATCTTCTTCCCCTTCTTTCTTATCAGAAAATTTACTATGATTTCTTTAGTAACTCTCAATGGGAAAAACATAAGGCTTACGCTTATAATGTTGACTATTGGGATGGCAAGAGCTCTGTTGAAATTTCTGCTGATATGCTTCAACTTCGTTATGCGAACTATCCTAAGGATTATTTCCTTGGTGTCCTTCCTTCTTCCCAGTATGGTTCGGTAGCTGTATTATCTTCTGTTTATGATTTAACTGCTACTCCTAATCGTGTTATTGCTTATGGTTTAGAGAATAAATCATCTGTTGTTAATAATCCCGCGTCTAGTACTTCTGTGGTTACGTTGAATACTACTTCCTCTTCTCGTGAATTGCGTATTAATTCTGATCTTTCCGCCCTATCAATTCGTGCGACTGAATATCTCCAGCGTTGGAAAGAAGTAGTTCAATTCTCTAGCAAGGATTACTCAGATCAGATGGCTGCCCAGTTTGGCATTAAAGCCCCCGAATACATGGGTAACCATGCTCATTATATTGGTGGCTGGTCTAATGTAATTAACATTAATGAGGTTTTGAATACCAATTTGACTGCTGATGATTCCCAAGCTGTTATTGCTGGTAAGGGTGTAGGTTCTAAATCTGGTCATACTATCACTTATGATTGCGGTGCTGAACATCAGGTGATTATGTGTGTTTATCACGCTGTTCCTTTGCTCGATTGGTCTCTTAAGGGTCATAACCCCCAGTTGTTATGTACATCTATTTCTGACTTTCCGCAACCTGCTTTTGACCAGTTAGGTATGCAGCCTGTCCCGTCTCTGGCTCTTAATAATAGCCCCTCATCTGTCACTGGTAGTATCGGATATAATTTGCGTTATTGGCAATGGAAATCCGCTGTAGATACGGTTCACGGTGCATTTCGTCCTGCTGCTGCTTACCAATCTTGGGTTGCTCCTCTTCAAGGTTCTCAAATTCAAGTTTCTGGTCAGTCTTCATTGAGTTACCAATCATTTAAGATTCGTCCTCAGCAGTTGAATTCTATTTTTGAGCCTCAGATTACTACTAGTAATTATAGTGTGGCTTATGACCAGTTATTGTGTAATGTTAATTTTCAAGTGTATGCTATCCAGAACTTGGATAGAAATGGTTTACCTTTTTAATTTTTTGTTTTTTATGAGAAGCTTTGCTTATACTAATCCCGATTTTAAACAGGATACTGTATCTCCTGAACTGGTTGAAGGAAATCCTTGTTACGAACCTAATGTATATGATTCGGTTATGTTGGAAGAAATGCCTGATGGTTCATTTAAGTATATGGATATGACCTCTATTCTTCTTAATCAGGAGAAATATCGTCGTTTGCTTGGTGATATGAATGTTCAGAATATTCTTGCCCAGATGCATCCTACTCAGTCTACTATGATGGATGGTATGACTGACGAGGAGCGCTTTAATTGTGTTATTTCTCGGCATTGCCAGACGATGTCTGAAAGGCAGGCTGTTTTACAACAATTGGCTGGTGAGAAGTCGGAATTGACCAAGTACGCCGAAGCTATGTTGGCAGAGCAAAAGTCAGAGCCCGTTCCCGCGTCCGCCCCTGACTCTTCTGCTCAATGAGGTTTTATGATATCGGAGAAAGCCCCTTAATGGGGCACTCCGAAAAACATATTGCTCCGCTTGTCCTTGGTGGTATTATTGCCGCTGGTGCTTCTCTTGCTGGTAATGCTATTGGAGCATCTTCTCAGTCTGCTACTAATGATGCTAATGTTGAGATTAATCGTCAGAATAATCAGTTTAATGCTGACCAGGCTGCTATGCAACGTCAGTGGACGACTGATATGTGGAATCGTAATAATCGCTACAATTCACCTAACGAGATGATTTCTCGTGGTCTTAATCCGTTTATTGGTTCTAGTGTTGGTGCTGGTGTTTCTAAGTCTCCTGCTTCTGGGGGTTCTGCTGCTTCTGCTGCTCTTCCTCCTAGCATTCAGGCTTTTCGCCCGGATTTTTCCGATGTCGGTTCTGCATTGGCTTCTATGGCTCAGGCTCGTGCTGCTATGCTTAATGCCGAACAGAATGCTGCTCTTACTCCTTATAAGATGCAACAGATCCTTGGTGATACTAATTATCGTAATATTGGTATTGGTCAGTCAGGCTATTGGAATGCTTCTACTGGCAGGCGTTCTGCACTCCTAGATCAATCTAAGGAGTATCAGGATCTTAAGAATATGGAATTTGCTGGTCGTCTTACTTCTGCCCAAGAAGCACAGATTTTGCTTGATTCTAAGGCTCAGCAGGTATTGAATAAATATCTTGATGAGCAACAACAGGCTGATCTATTTATCAAAGGTCAAACACTATCTAATCTTTACGCACAAGGAGCTCTTACTGAAGCTCAGTATAAAAATCAGATGGCTCAGGCTGTTAAGACGTCTGCTGAAACGAATGGTATTCGTATTAGTAATAAGATTGCTGAACAGACGGCTGATTCTTTGATTTATGCTAATATTCAGTCTAATCGTGCTCAAGGTTTGTTTTCTCTATGGGATTCGAAGAATACCAACGTCCTTAAGAATATTGAATATTCTAAGGATAAGGCTTTGCGTGATTATTATAAATGGAGTTCTAAACAGAAACAAAAGGATGTTAACTCTTATGAATTGCGTAATGCTATTGATTATGGCACTCGTATATTTCAAGGTATTGGTAATTCTGTTGGCCGCAAATAGATCTATTTTCTTTCCCCCACGAAGTGGGGGAAAATTTTTTTGTACATTTTTTAACATTTACTAAACACTCTTTAACTCCAACTTTGTTGTACTTTGCAAACTATTTCGTATCTTTGTAATACAGAAAAGAACCAAAAACTTATATATTATGTATTACGAATTAAGAATCAAACTCGGACGTAAAGTCGTTTTTTCAAAAGTTGGAACATTGGAAAACTGTGTTGAATGGATCAATTTGTGGCAGACATCTCCCTCTCTATTGGACTGTTCTTATAGTTATTCTCTTTATCCCCGGACGTGATAACATCCTTCAGGACTAGAAGCCTATCGCGGCGTTTGAGCGATATACACCCGCCGCCCGCGTAGGGCTTGGTCGAAAAACGGAGCGGAGCGACTTCCTTATAGGGGCGTTCCGCCCCGGTATTTTAGCGCGACGGCGCGCAAAGGCAGATTCTAT